AAATAGGAATAATTTTATCTAAAATTCCTTCATTTTTGTAGTTGTGTTTAAATCTCCAAAATTTAACACCGTCTGCCTCGTTATCTCTATCAATAACTTTTACAATGTAAAATTTACGTGATAAGTATTGTTTAGCCAACTCTTTGTCAGATTCTTTTCCGGTCGCACGAAGTTCTTCGTAAACCTCATTTAAAGGTGAACGCTCACTGTCATTTTTTCCCGGGTCATAAAATTTTTGGAATTTTCCATCAACTTGAATCTCGTGATACCAAACTTCATTAAATGGTGAAGAACCATCTTTTGTTGGTAAGATTCTTAATCTTCTTTGGCCTTGAGTTTCCTTATCTTGAAGGATTGCCGCGAAGTATTTTTTCATTCTTTCTTCTTGTGTGAATTTTGAGGTAGAAGAAGAGCTACCTTGTTTTGATTGCTCGTATTGAGCCAAAACTGCGTCTAATGAATTTGTCGCCATAGTGTTTAAAATATTTAAAGGTTTATAAAAGTATAAGTGTCAGCCGTGTGTTTGTCAAATTGTTTTGTGAAAAAAACGGTCCGAAGACCGTTTTAATTATTTTACTTGTTTAAATGGTTTTAGTTCATCCTCAAAATTTCTGAAGGTTTTTCTAATCTCATTTGGAGAATAATCTTCAACATCATCTTGAGTTAAAACATATTCATTTTTTCCTGAATTTTCCATATCTTCTTCTTTGTCATCAAAGAATTGACTTAATTTTTGATTGAAAGGCCCTGAATCTAATGTTCTTAATTCTAATCTTTCTTGTGGAGTTTTTTCTCTGTATTTTTCAACTTTAGCCTCCAAATCATTTAATTTAGTCATGATACCATCCATCTCACCTAATTTAGTTTCTAAACTATCTAAATGTTGAAATAGGTTACTAAAATATTCTTCTTGTTTTTCTTCAACTTTTTTCTGTGATTTTACTAAATCAGTAATGTCCATTTCTTCAGTTTTTGATTCTGATTTCTCATCTTCACCAACTTTCTCAACATCAGGGTCATTTGCCACATCAACAGGTTGAGGTCCCGCAGGAGCTGCCGGTGCTGGTGGAGCCGCGTTTGGGTCTGCCGGTGGTGCTAATCCCGCATCCGGTGCCGGAGCAGCGTTTGGGTCAACCTCACCAGGTGTTGGGGGTAATGTAGCATCTTGTTCAACAATATAATTATTGATTGAATTATATCTAGCAATTTCCTCTAAAATTTGATTGTCTATTTTTTTCATGTTATTAACCGTTTAATAGTTGTTTTACACCTGTTAAAGTCTCAACTTGAATTTTTTTATTTTTGTTTAATGTGTTATCAACTCTTTCGATTAAACCATCTTTCATTCTGATAGTATAACAATCTCCAGTGTCTAAATCACATACTTGTTTAGAACCATCTCCCAAATCTTTTTCGGTACTTCTGGTATTTTTACCTAAATAGTTGTCTAATATTAATTTTGTGTCCATAATCTTTTATTTATAAATATCTTTTATTTTGAAAAAACTTAATTTAACATGTTGTTCCGTTTTTTGAACAACGTTTGCTGTCCCAAATAATCTCTGAACCTTCGTATGGTTTACTATAACATTTACAACAAATATTATCTTTAATTGCATCCCATTTATCAACTTCAATTATCTGACGATATTTATAACCCTTATCCGGACACTTAAGTGGTAAAAGTACTCTTGAAAAACCATAACTAATATTTGGAAATGCGTTAACTTTAACAATAAGTGTAAAACGATATGTTTTATCATTTTTAGCAGCTTCTAAAATTTCTGTAATATTAGCGACAGAAATAAATGTTCCAACATTTTTATTTGTTTTTGGTTTTATTGTAAAAGTACCAATTTCTACATTATTCATTCCTCCTGAAATATATAATTTAGCGGGATAATCTTGTGTTATTAATTCATTTTGATTGTTAACTTCGAAATCGCCAGTAAGAACATCACCTTTTATTTCAAGATTTTGTAATGAAAATGTATTAAATTTTTTGGCATTTTCAAAAAGTGCTTCATTACTATTAGTTGTTGATGGTGTATTAGGTGGTGGAGTACCACTTACATTTCCACTACCGGTTTTAAATAGGTCAATAGATTTTTGAACATTAGTTTCAATCTCACTTAAGAAACTCGCATTTTGTTGAACTAACTTGTTATAAACATCAATATTTTTAGCATTTGCTGAAAAATATAATGTATAAAATTTAGTAATTTCTTTTGCAGTTATTTCAGGTAATTGTTTAGTTCTATCTTTCCATCTAGCAATTAAAAATTCAATATGTTTAGATAAATCTGAAAAAATTGAGTAAGGTATATTACTTGAAGTACAATAATATTGTTTATTAAAGTATGAATCCCCCGCTTGTCCCCAATTTTGTAATAAATCAACACCTGAATAGTTGTTTTCCTTTGTTTCTAATTGAGTTCCGTTTGACGAACCTAAATAAATCGCTGCGAAAACTAAATACCTTAATTTTTGGTCTTGAGTTTGAGTTATAATTGTAGAGATAGCGTCGTTATATTTAGATTTAGTTGTTGTTGGAGCATCAACATTATCATATTTTACGTAATTAGTTATTGTTGGTTTACAATCTGAATTAGTCGCAACACTATTAGCCGGGTTAGTTGAAGCTTCTTTAACAGTATCATTAGCTTGACTAATAACATTTGTTCCTTTTGTACCATTTTCTTTAATTGCCGCCTGTTTATCCTGTTTATTTTTCTCAATAATTGATGTTAACAAATTAGTTTTTAAAGTTTGAATATAACTATCCATTTCAGGTAAATTTGAAATTGATTGTCTAATACCTTTGAACACTGTTTCAAAAGTACCCGGTCCAATACTATGATTAACTTCCTGAATCATATACGCTCCACTAAACATTGGCACATGTCGTAAATTAAAATACATTGTTGGTTGAATCATAGCATTACCCATCATAGACACTGTACAAGCATAACTTCTATTTTTATATAAATTATATAATGAAATGTTTTGAGTCCCCGCCGCTTTACCTGACGATTGTTTAACTAATTCATCAGTTTGTTGTAATGATTCAGCCGTTGCTTGCCCCGCACTTTGGTCTATTTGAAATCCATGAAAAATAGATTGATTTTGTGGTCCAACGTCAACATTAAAACCAACAACTTTATTTGATTTATCCCAATCATTTTTATCTATTTGGTCTTCTATTAATGGATTATCTGAAGCCCTTCTTAAATCAAAAGAATCACCTTTAAATCTTACGTTAGCATTATTTTTAAAATCCGGTTGTTCACTTGGTTTTCCCGCATAAAAACAAACCATTTTAGCCGAAGAATTTCTATAATCAACATTTAAGAATGTACCAAACATTGTATTTGCAAACTCAAGAGTTCCATCCGGTTTTGGCACTGGATTTTTAACGGCATCTTGAACATTATAAAAATTAACATAAGATGGTATATTCATAACAACAAAGTTGTTTTCAACTAAAATTGTCTGAACAAATGTTAACATACTTGTTTTAACATTTATATCTGTTAATCTATTTTTTAATTTATTAACATCAATTAACACTTTATCACCAATATTTCGATTAGCTCTATCCATTAATAAAACGTCCTCAAAAAGTGTTTTAGTTTTAAAGTCATTACCTGATATCCATTTATCATTTAACGCTTTAAAGGATTCCCAATATTCTAATTTTGTTTGAGGACCTTCCAATACCGACGGTAAAGCATTATCTGGCGTACTACCAACATCCGGTAATTGTTTTTGTAATTTAGGCATCAATTTATTAATAATAATATTTTGAAACTTATCTGTACTATCAATGTATTGATTCATTAATGTTACAAATTTATTATAATTTAATGTATTATCATTTAATTTTTGTGTTGCATAAATTTTAATAATTGGAGCAAAAGTTTTAATATTATCAACACTAAACTCTATATTACAATCAACAAAGAAATCCGTTATATACGAACCATTATTTGTATATTGTAATTGAGGTATTTCAGAAAATCCAACATAAATTTGTAACGTCTCCCATTCATTTGGATAATTAGTTATTGATTGAGATAGTGTAACTGTTCCACCTGATGTAGGTAAAGGTATCGGTGTTTGAAACGAATACTTACTCCACGTATATGGGTCGGCAATTAATTTATTTGAAAAAGTATAAAACAATCTTTTATCAAAATTTGCAGGATTACCATATTTGAAAACAACATCATAATTTAAAAATGATTGTAAAATATTAGATAAAACAGTTAATTGTGATTGAGAAACCGCAGACACTAATTCAGTGTTTATTGTTGTACCACTTATTTTAGGTATTTTCATTAAACTTCTCATTAACATTTGAAAATTCTTAAATGATTTGGTTGTTTCAGTATCACTATTTGATATAAATTCATCATCGAAATCATAAATTGATTTTGAGAAATTTAAAAATTCAGATTCAAAACTATCTAAAATTTCTTTTTCAAAAACTGAAAACATTTCACTTATTTCAGTGTAATCATCTTGTTTTCCATTAATAGAAAAATTTTCTTGTTTTGTATTACCAGTAAGATTAAAAACTTGTTTTAAATATTTTAATGGAGTTGGTTTAACAACTTTATTAATATCAAAATATCCATAGTTAGGTGCCTCCCAAAATAATCTAACAGAACCATTATACATTGCGGTGTTACCTGTTATTTCATACTTTAGTTGATTAGTTTCTTCAGTAATACATTCATTACTAGTTTGATTAATTAACGCTCCTTGAGATGGGACAATAAATGAAGAAGTTTGGTCCAATGTTGTAATATAAACTGACCAAGGAATAACTCTTAAATCTCTTTTTGGATTATTCGGGTCAAACCCTTCTGGCATATTGATAATTGCTTCAGGTACATAATTTAACGTTACCCCTGAAGTAAATCCATTTTGAATATCCGAGTCAGTATAACCTGAATATATTTGGAATCCTTGATAAAAGACATTAAAGTCATTAATTAATAATGGGTAAAAACCTGTATTAATTAATGAAGATGTTTCAGCTCCTAATGTTGTATTTTTTTCTAGCACAATATCCATCTGAGAACCATTAATTATTAAATTATAATTTTTAGATGCAGAATTTGTAACAGGGTCATAATTATGAACATAACTAAACCCTGACCATGATGTGTCTAAAATATCTTTACCTGTCTCTACAAAATTTTTATATCGATTCCAAACAGACCCAATTTTTAATATCCAAGGATATGGTAATTTATGTACAGCTCCAAATTTTTTAAGTGTTGCAAAAATATAATCCAAATCCGTTGTAGAATTTGATTCATATGTCTTATACTTTTCTCTAAGCGTAGATAATGGCAAACTATTTAAAAATAAATAAGCTGACGCAACAAACGGATATTCATCGTTATTTCTAAAATTCTTAATACCTTCTTGAATTGAATTAACAAAATATGGAGTATTAAACATTGAAACCGTTTGATTACTAGTGACTAATCCTGAATAATCATTATACCTCAAATTACCTTCTGTTGGTAATTGTGAATCAAAACTTCTGTTTTCGTAAAATAATTTTAAATCAAAATAATAAATTGGCGATTTAACATTATTAAATAAGAAATTAGTAAAAGGTCTTCTGTCATTATTATTAGTAATGTCTAAAAAATTAGATATTATTTTTTTATTACTATTATATGTTAATACTTTTGTTGTATTATACGACGATTTAATATCTGATATTGAATTACCATTAGCCAACTCACTCTTAACCCAAGTAAAATTTGTAAACGGATATGTATCGGTTAAATTAAAAATATTACTTGATGTTGAGTTTGAAATAAAATTATTAACATTTTGTTCACCCGGTAAAGAAACTAATGGTTGTGATTTAGAATCATTTAATAAATTTTGACTTAAAAATTCATAACTTGAATTATTAACTTTATTTTTAATATATGATGTGTTAAAAATTCCTCTTATGAAATTTTGCCAACTTTCACCAGTACCATCATTTGAAATATGTCTTAATAGTATTTCAAAATTCCCTGCATTAATACCAAACTCTTTTAATTTTTTAATCATAAAAGGGTTATTATTTGATAAACTTTGTATAATATTAATATTTTCGGCTTCAGCAATAACATCCGTAACTTTATCAGTATCTTGAGCGTTACCATTACTTCTTAATAACCCCGAATAATTTGAGGTTAAAAATATTCTTTCAAATATCTCGTAAAAATACTTAACTTCTTCTTTGTTATCGTAGACAGCATTACTAATTGGAAATTCAATAGCATCTAATGAAACTCTTTGAATATCTGTCAATGGATTTTCAGTTTCTAAAGGGTCTCCAGGCGGATTAACGGTTTGAGCGGTCGCTTTAATAAACTCTTCAACAAATTCAACTTCAGGCCATAAATCTGTTAGATATGCTTTTGTTTGATTTATAACATTTTTATCACCCGGATAAGTAAGTTCAAATTTTTCACGACCATCTTTTCCGGATGTTGCCACTAACATTTGTGGCCAAGGATATATTGGTAATGTTGTATTATCACCGGAAGACACGTTATCCACACAAGCATTTGCCGTTTCAGGGTTTAGTATTGAATTTCTTCTAGCTTTAATTTGTGTATCATTTAAATTCCACGCTTGAACGTGTACGTCATCCATTAATCTTAAAAAGGCCTCACCATTTGCAAAAATAACCGCAAGAACATTTCTCATATTTGGAACAAACCCAATACCATTATCTTTTTTTTGTAATAAATTAGTTAAAGCTTCGGTTAATTCTTCTTGAATATTTTCTTTAGTTGTTTTAGCTAGTTTGCCCATTTGATTTATTAAATCTTCAAATCTACTTACCCCCTCAAATATATAAAATTGGAATTTTTTTTCTTCAGAACCACCTTTATTAGTAATTGTTAACGAATTAAAAATACCTTCTGTCGCCAATTGATTTTTAAATTCCTGAAGTTGTAATGGTGTTGGTTGTGTCGATAATTTTTTTCTTTGTCTATATGTTTCATCAATATTAACATCCGATTCTTTTACATCGATTGGGAATATATTTTGAGTAATCTTAAAAGGTATATAGGACCCAGTTTTTGTTTTACCATCAATAGTGTATTTACCATTTAAACCACAAACAGGGTTTGCCTCCATCTCTTCTTTTGCAAGATAAATTATTCCTTGAAGTTGGGCCAAAGCGTTACTTCTTTTTTGTGCGGTATTAATTTCCGATTTAAAAGTATACACCTTACTACCATCTTTCATTACCAAATAATTTTGGGTATCCATATAAGTTGCGACCCATGAAGTTCCTGCACCGGCATAGACATCTTTATCTAAATTACCTAATAATCTTTGATATTCTTCAACATAAGTTAATGGGTCTAAATTTTGTTGTGAGAATGATGTTAAAATATTTTTAATAAAATTTTCAATTCTATTTTTCATTTGCACAAGCGTAATTTCAGGAAAATCATCAGGTATCATACCTTTTGATTTATATTCACTATATAATTCCCTAACCTTTTGATAACCTCGTGATACTGTTGAGTCTTGAACATTTGAAAAATTAGTTGAACTTCCTTTGGTTGTTTGTATACTAACTCTAGATTGATACATATGGGGAACAGCTATTAAAGCAGCCATAGGTATTTCACTCAATAGAGTATATTTGTATGTAAAAAATTGTAGTTTAATTTTAAAATTACCATTAGATGTGTCGTATCTTGACGAAAAAGTTTGTAACATTAATTGTAATTTAACGGCTTTACCATAAAATCCTTTTATAGTTAATTGAAACATTGGATAAGGTAAATTGAAGAATGCTGCGTAAGGTGAGTTATCTCCCGCCTCAAACATTGCTCGACCTTTAACATCTTCTAATTCAATGGTGATTGATGGTAAAAAATCTAAACCTTGTCTAATATTGATTGATGTAATACCTAACAATCCATTATCAACAGATGCTTGTTTACCACCTGAATTAATTGTTTGTCTAATATAATAATCACTACTTTTGTTTGGGTTAGATACTGATGTTAATTTAGGTTGATTCACACCATTACCTGTAATAGTGTCTTTACCTGTTAATTCATCGGTATATGAATTGTCCAAAAATGTTTTATCACCCGGTTTTAAGAAATTAATACTGGCGATTGAAACTGTTTGTATTTGGTCGTTATTTGCAACACCAATCGCTAATTTGGTACGTGGTAATACTTTACACTCCAAATTAGCATACATAACTAAATTTTCTTGTTTAACATATCTTTCTTGTACTTTTCCGTCACTATCTATGACTTTATTTGGGTCAATGATTGATATGTTATTATAATCAAACTCAACTAATATATTTTCCGATTTATCTACCATAATAAAAGAAGTAATTTTCTAGGTCATTGTTGTAATCCTGTAAAGAAGCTATTAAAGGATATGGAATTGTCAAGATAGCCCCATCAGGGATATTCCACTCTTGACCAGCGTATAGTGGATTTGCTTGTAATATTAACCAACCAAAAAAAGGACTACCATAAAATTGTTGTGAAACTTTATCTAATCTAGATTGAGCAACTTTAAAAATATATCTTTTATCGGTGGATTTACTTGGCAGACCAATATATGGTACAACAGTTTGTTGTCCATTAACAATAAAATTATTGTATCTATTATAATAATCTTTAGTACCCATAATTAATCAAATTTTATTTTACCATCAAATGTTAATTTATCATTGTTAACATTTACAGATTTATATAAATTAGCTATATCTGTTTTCTGTTGTGTTTCAGTTGCTGGGTCCGGAACCGTAG